TCAGAAGCGCCCGTCGCGCATCCGCTCAGCCAGATCGTTGCGAAAAGCAAGGCGGCGAGCCGCCGCATCGAGCATCCGGCGTTGGACGTCATAGGTCTTCTCCGAGGTTTTGAGGCGTTCCGCCAGCCGTCCCGCACGCTCGCCAGAGCGCCGCAGAGCGAGCAGGAACAGGAGCACCGCAAACGCGATAGCGCCGTAGCGCAGCGCCGCCCGCATCCACGGGCTGACAGCTATCGCGCCGAGCAAGGTGGCAATCATCGACGCCCCCGCTTCCAGTCGTCGATGCGGGCGTAGATGGCGACCACGACGCCCGCGAGCGCCACGGCGATGAACACCCAGCGCAGCGTGTCAAGATAAGGCACGAGCGGCAGGATCGCGGACTGCGTCTCTGCCAGGACGTTCTGCGCCACCTCGACGCCAGCGGCGCCCAGCGTGGCCACGCCGGCGGCGCCACTGCCCTTTATCGTGCGGCTGTCTGACAAGACCTCCCGCGCGGGCGGCGTTTCCGCCGCAAACGCCGTCGCCCGTACCGGGAAGCGCTCGCCCCATTGCCGAGCCGGGCCGAGATCGATGTGCATGAAGCCCGAACGCGGGTAGAACCCGAAGCCAAGGAAGCCGACATCGCGTGCCGCTGTCTCGAACGCGACCGGATCATGATTCGTCATGGCGATGTCGAAGGCCGTGCCGTCCATGTGCTTCGAGCGCGGCGCGCCGCCGACGGCCCGGTTGTGTGCCGGACTGCGGTAGGCAGAACGGACGATGAGCGGCTTGCCAAGCCGGTCGCGCAGCGCCTGGAGCTTGTCGAGCGCTTCTTCGTTGATCCGCAGAGAGCCACTGCCTCGGCAGGCGATCTCGGCGGGGGAGAAATTCTTCCAGCGCCACGCGCGCTCGGGCACATCGCGCCAGTGGTTGAAGTAGCTCGTCGTCATGCTTGGTCTCCGGGCACAAAAAAACCCGCCGAACGGCGGGCTGGTGGGGTGGAAATCGGCAGGGCCAGTCAGGGGCCGTTGCCGAACAGCTTCAGCTTGATGGCGATGCCGGCCATCAGGGCGAGCAGGAGGCCGGTGGTGATCAGCCGCACGGCGGTCTGGACGGCCGTCTGTTTCGCGAGGCGGAAACCCGCGAGCAACGAGCGAAGATCGCGAATGTCCTCGGCGGCATCCTGGCCATCAAGGCCGACCTCATGCAGGGCGCGCCGCGCGCCCGTTTCGGCCGCCCGCTCCAGCAGGACTTCAAACTCGGCGGCTGGCAGCGCGATGAGTGCACCGCTGTCTGGTTCCTTGTCCATGATGCAATCCGGGAGTGATCAGAGGGCCAGCGAGCCGACCAGCGTGAAGCCGATCCCGGCGAGCGTGGCATCGGGCGTCGATGGCGCGACCACGCTGAGCACCTGACCGGGCTCCAGCACGGTTTCGCTGGCGGCGATGAAGGTGGCGCTCGTGGCGGCGGCAGCGAAGCGCATGGTGGCGCTGCTCACGCCATCGACCCGGATGTCGAATTCCGTCTGGGCGGTTGCCGCGGCCTCGGCGCTGGCATGGCTGCCGGCAAGATCAATCTTCAGCCGGGTGCGTCGCGCCACCGGGACCCGTGCGATCACCTCGTCCGCTGCCGGCTGCCCGGCCTTGTAGCCGCTGATGTCGGCCGGGGGATCGGCCGCATCCGCGGTCTCGACAACCTCGATCGCAAGCCACGTGCGCTCGAGGCCACGCAGCTCCCCGGCAGTGCCGACATAGACCGCCAGCTCGAACCAATCGCCCGCCGATACCGGAAGAACCGCGCTCGACAGGTTGCGCATCTGGTTGGAGTAGCCGCTGTCGCCGCGCACGATGAAGGACCCGCCGCCCAGCACGCTGTTGCCGTTCTTGCGTACCTCGACCAGCTGACTGGTCGGCGAGGTCTGCCACTCGATGTTGCCGATAATCCGTACCTTCGTCACCCCGGCTGGAATGGTCAGGCGGGAGGGCTGGCCGGCATCCCAGAATGCGTCGCTGTCGTACTCGGCGCTTTGCCAGGGCACGGCGACGTAGACGTTGGTCGTCGCGATGCTGAAATTGGTCGAGCGTCGCAGCAGCGCGCCCCGGAAGGGCAACAGAGCGCGGTTGAAGATGCCGACGCCTGTGGCGCCCCACGCAGCGCCATCGAACTGGAGGACGTCGCCGTTGGCGGCGCCGGCGATGGAGACGTCGATGAGATCGCCCAATGCACCAGCGCCACCGCCGACCCCGAAGAGATCGCTGCCATTGCCCTGAACCAGCACCGTCGCGCTAGGGGCGATGACGACCTCTGCGCCGGAGCCCGCATATTTGGCGCGAACGTCCTGGCCGCCATTGGTGGCGTTTCGGATCGCGAGCCGCCGGTGATTGGCGGGCAGCGTCAGGGTCCGCGATGCCGTCAGCGTACCGGTGAGGATGATGAGGCCGTTACGGTTGGCTTGGGTGCCAGTCAGCGTCAGGTTGGCGTCGGCCATCGCTACCGACAGTGCCTGGTTCATAGCGTTGTCGAGGGCATCGACCGCGTCGTTGATCGTTACCTCTTTCTGGTTCTGGGCGGCCGCGACATGGGTCACGGCCAGATTGGGGCTGGGCATCAGTTGAACTCCAATGTGACGGTGCGCGGGAAGCCGCGGCCGGCGACGGCGCTGATCTGGAAGACGGTGACGGTCAGGGACGACGGGACCGCACCGAAGTCGGCGAGGATGTCGGCATTGGCGTAGACGACGTTTGGGCTCGTCGCGGTGAGCGTCCGCTTCACCGCGCCGCCAGGGGCGGAGAGGATGTCGATCTCGTAGGTTTCGGAGGTCTCGCCGAGCGGCACGAGGCCGGTGCCGTCCTTCAACTCGCCGCCGATCCGGGTCCGCCGGACCCAGGAGAGACTGATGTTGACCGGATTGCCGGTCAGAGCCGCCTGCACGTTCCAGGGTGCATAGGGCTTGAGGTCCCGGCCGGTATGGCTGGAGACCAACGTTTCCGCATCCTCGAAGATCGTGCCGAACCCAACAGCCCTCCAGGACCGGGGGAGCTCGAGATCGCCGAGCGAGGTGACCATGGTCTCGACGTCGTCGGGGTCGAGGAGGACAAACAACTCGCCGGCCTCGTGCCCGTCCACGAAGACATCGGTGCCACGTCGACCACGCAAAAGCCCGGACAGGGTGTAGGAGCCGTCCGGGTTCAGCGCCACGTCGCGGAACTGGATGATCTCGGGCTCGCCGTTGGCCTTGAGGACGAGGGCCGCGTTGGCGCCGCTGAGCATCGAGTCCTGTGTGACGCTCTCCAGCCGTTCACCGCCGGTGGTCATGAACACCGTGAGGCTGTTCGTCTCATCGGTCGCGAACGGGGACGTGGGCGTGCCAAGGGGGGTCGCCGTGGCGCCCCAGGCCGCCTCGCTCAGGGATCGCCCCACCTGAGCCCACGCCGTGCCGTCGGCGCTCCGGTAGAGAGAGGCACCGGGCCAGCCCGGGCCTCCAAAGCCGCCCATGAGGTAATAGATCCGCGACCCCGACCCGCCGGTGTCATCGGTATCGCGCAGCAGCGGAAGGTCCGGCAGGATCAGCCGTGTCGCGGCCTGACTGCCGACGAGCTGTACCGGTTTTCCGGAGCCGCCATCGGCAGCCACGTTGGAGACGTAGGTGGCGGCAGCTTCAGAGACTCCCTTCACCGCGAGCGAGAAATCGGCCCCGACATCGAGACGGGTGATGCGGATCCGGAAGGTCGAGCCCGACTCGAAGAACACGTCCACGACATCGGTCGGATCGAGGCGCAGCCAGTCGGCCGGTAGTTCTGCTTCGTACGCGCTGCGTTCGATCCATGCGCTGTAGAGCGTCTTGGCGGCGATCTGCTTGGCCGTCGTCGCGTCCAGCGCAAGGGCTAGCTCTACGCTGGACTGGTTGCGCGAATGCATGGTCGGCAGCGGCAGGGATGTGCGTTTTTCGCTCTGCGTGCCCTGCTGGTAGTCGGCGCCGCGATCCATGTAGACGACGCTGACGCGTTCAGGCAGCTCGACCTCTTGCGTGCGACGCTCACGCCAGCTTTCGCCGGTCCGCTCATCAAGCGGCAGCAGAAGATCCGCGTCGATGGTCGCGGCGGGCGGTCGTCCCCGCGTCCGGAACCGCAGCGCATCGTCGCTTTCCGCAGCGTCGAAGAAATAGGCCTGTGCCAGCGGCTCGATGGCGCCCCGCACGGTGGTCTGCCGCCCGATGACATAGCCGGGAACCGTCGCCCCGAGATCGGCGACGTCGATATCGGACAGACCAAGGCCGGCACGGGCGCAAAGGTCTGAGACGATGCCGGAGAGCGTCTCTCCACCACCGCCGCCGCGATTGAGGAAGAGCTTCGCCCAGCCCTGGCTGCCGCGAACCAGGTGCGTGTCGGTGACGGCATCGTAAACCTGAGCGCCGCCTTCGCTGACAGCGCCCGGCCAGATCTCATTCAGCACCAGAGCGCCCGTGGCGGTGTCCAGCTGGATGACGCGCGTACCCCGCATCAGCGTCCAACGCTGGCCGCGTAGGCGGCTCTGACCGAAGTAGGGCCCTTCGTAGTTGATCTGGATCGGAACGACCGTCTTCCAGACGATGCCCGTGTCGCTGCGCCATTTCAGCGTATAGATCGCGCCGGGCGATCCCCCGTTCGAGACGCGCACCTGAAAGATGACGCTGTCGTCGGTCGCATCATAGGTGAGACCACCCGCGCTGTCGTAGAAGCCGGTGGCGCCGCTCTCGACATCCGAGGCTGTGAAGGTGGCAACCTTTTCGAAGGTGACGCCGAGGGATTGGCCGGTGAGGCTGTCGTACCCTGCCAGCGCGGAGACCCGCAGGCGATAGAGGCCGAGGCTTCCATGGTTCGTGCTCGTCCCGCTGCCGAGGATCCAGCCATCCCCGAAGCCTTCGCCGACCGCACCACCAATGACACCGCGAACGCGAGGCTCGGTGACACTCTGCCCGGCGCCCCAGACATAGCCCATGGTGTCGGCACGGATGAGGCCGACATCGTCGAAAAGCGATCCGGTGATAACGAAGTCGACCCGGCCGGAAGGGCCGTAGGCGGAGACCATCCCCATCCATGTCGTGACGACGAACCGCGAGGTCGAATTGGTCAGGCCATTGCTGGCAAAGCCGAAGCGGCCGACCTCCTTGAGGGCATTCGGTTCGATGCGCAGGATCGGGCGTGAGTTGCTCGATCCGGTTACGACATAGAGATGACCATCCTCGCCGCAGAACAGCGTGCTCGGGAAGTTGTTTGGCGCGACGGCCGTGATGTCCGTCATCCGCGCCTGGCGGTCTTCTTTCATGGTCCGCAGGCTGAAGCGGCGGATCCCGCCCTCGGAGGCATTGACGTCACTGTCCAGGAAGTAGCCGTATCCGCGCCGCCAATCGACGGCCAGGTCGTCGATCTGGTAGCTCCCGAAATATCCGCCTTCGCCCGTCGTGATGAAGTCGAGCAGTTGGTAGGGCTGCTGAGCCGCCCGCTGGTAGGTGATCTCCGCCGTGATGTTGGGGATGCGGTTACCGAAGTCCGCGAGCGCCAGATCTTCGAAGACGATGGCGACAAGCCCCCGATGGGCGGGCGCGCGGCCCGCGCCGACGTGCGTTTCGATGAGTGGATCGGCCAGCTGATCCTCCGTCCCCGAATGGAAACGGAACTTGAGATCCGGTTTGGCGACGTCGGGGCTCGCGCCGGTCTTGTCGTAGATGAGTTTGCCGTCTGCCCAGATCCGAAGCACGTCCTCGGCCGGCCCTTCGCCGAAGCTGAGCGCAAAGGAGGCGAAATAGGAATAGGTGACCGAGGTCTGGGTGGCTCCGCCGCCGCCCTTTCCGCCCGAGCGGGTTCGGGCGACGTTCTGCTGCTCACGGATGCCGGAGGACCAGATCATGTTGCCGGCCATGCGCAAGGTGCCGTAGCCGATGGCGATCGGGGCGCCATAGGCGGACGAGGAAACGCTCAGGTCTCCAAGGCGGGGTCCCTCGGTGGTGACGTTCTGCCCCTTGGCGGGAAACAAGAGGCTGCCGACCACCGAACCGACGAGCCAGCCGGCTTGCCAGCCGACCCCAACCGCGGAGCCGAGCGCGGCTCCTCCCACTGCGACAAGAATGGCCATTGAGCGTTCTCAGTGAAAGTGGGAACCGGTTTCGCGTCCAAGAACGCGACACACGAAAGTCCCGAGGTCAGGTTCCGGGAGAGCGAAAGCGGAATGCGAACTTGATCTTGGCCGGCCATTCGCCGGCATAGGGTTCCTCGATCACCTGCCTGCGCGTGGCGTGCGCGTGCAGGAGATGCGGGCGCCCGAGCCGCTCCGTCAGAAAGCCGCAGTGGCAGGGATAAACCTGATCGGCGAAGACCAGGACGTCGCCGGGCCGCGCTTGCGTGATGGCGATGCCGTCCATGTGCGCGCGAAAGTGTTCGACAAAGCCCTGTCCCTGCGCGCGGCGCCCATAGGCCGAGCTGTCGTGGTCAGCAAGTTCGAGCGCGCGCGCCACCAGCACCACGAGCCCCGCGCAATCGATCCCGGCGCGGCTGCGCCCCTGGTGCCGCCAAGAAACACCCAGCCATGTTCGCGCTTCGGCGACGATCGCATCGGCCAAATCCGTACTCGCGCTGGCGGTTGCTGATGGCGGACGATCAGCGTGCATCGGGATAACTCATCATTGCGTCCTGACCCGGGACGTAGGGTTCGCCACGAAAGTTCAGGACGTTGGCGAACCGGTCGATGCAGGTGTCGAGCCGCTTGTCACAACCGGGGTGAACGCGGAAGGCATCGCCGGGCTCGATCGCGTATCCCATCGGCAGGAACAGCTCGATCCGTCCGCTGCCTTGGGTCCAGCCCTTGACCTCGATGGAGCGACCGGCATTGGCGCCGGTCTCCCAGGTCAGCACGCCGCCAGCAAACCAACCGTCGGCCGCTCGCGGTTCATCGAGCGTGGCGTTGAAGACGGCCCGGTCGGTGACTGCCGTCACGATGCCCGACCGGCTCCATGCTTCCTCAGCCTCGAAAACCGCGCCACCATCGGCGGTTTGCGCGCCGACATTGGTGTCGAAACTCGGTGGCTCGGACGCGGTCGTTCCGGCGGTCACGCACCGATAGACGCGGTTCTCGAAATCCGCGGAAGTCGGTACTGATGCCGTCGTGTCCGTGATCGTCGCCACGACGGCGTCGAAGGCCGCGTTCGACTGGCTGCCGGCCGCGAGCTGGTGCAGGAGCCGGAAGCGGAGAAATCTGGTTCCCACCGGCAGCTGGGCCATCGAGATGCTCCGCTGAACCCAGCTGTCTTCGGGCAGGATCACCTCGAAGCCCGTGTCGAGAAGCGTTGCTAGCAGATTCGACGAGCCGTCCAGCGCTTCGATGACGACCCGCCCCAAGTCATCCGGAAACGAATTCGCCCGGCTCACCGATGCGTCCAGCCGGTAGGCGTCCGCGTCGATCTGCAGTGGATCCAGACCCGATGCGACGAGGTCGATTGATTGGGTCAGCTCGCCCAATGCCGAGCTTCCGCCTTCCAGGTAGAAGCTCCCGGCTGCAGGCGCCAGGCTGCCATTGCCAGCGTCGTGCACGTCCCAGTCGCCGGACACCTTCGTCCATCCGGTGGGCGTGAAGCTGGAGCCGTCGCCGGCACCATCCGCCTCGAAGCTGCCGTTGACGATCGGCAGCGCGAAGCTGACCGGCGTGCCGGTCGTGCGCACGCGCACCACGTCACCGACGGAGTACGCCGTCGACCGGGCGATTTCTGGCGGATTGACCGGCACCTTGCAGCGATGATCTCCGAGATCGGCGCGGCATTCCGGGCTGTAGAGTTCGCCGATGCGTTGCTGCAGCGCTTGGGTCATGCCGCGCAGTTCGGTCCGGAAAATGCCCTGCTCGGTCAGCACGACCTCGCCGAACCAGCCGCGGCGCATCCGAAGAGCGCCCATGGCGGGGTCCGCCCAGTTGACGAGGAAAATCCGGACCTCGGCCTGATCGAAGAGCCCCGCGCGCAGCTCCTCCTCGGTGATTGACGCGCTGTCGAAGACGCCCTCGACGTCGAGATTGTCGACGCTGAGGCTCGCATCGTTCGCGATGGCCGTGCGCGAATAGCCGGAACTCGCCCTGTAGACCTTGCCTTCGAACGACAGATCCCGGTCGTGGTCGGTGAAGAAGAACTCCTTGCCGTCGATGCGCGAGATGCGCCAGCAGGTGGCGAGCGTCGTCACCGGTCCGGCGAGGTGCGCCGCGAGGGCCGCCGAGGTCGATTTCATGGTCTGATCTCCAGTACCGGGATCTGGCCCCAACTGCCGAGCTGATAGGTTTCGATCGTGAGGTCCATCTGATCGCTGTCGAAGCGGACGGGCACGTCGAACTCGAAGTCCGCCGTCACCTGGACGCCGGATACGGGGGCGACGGTGAATGTGACGAGCCCGGTCGCCGTGTCGACGCTCCAGCCAGAGACCGCCTCGGCGCCGTCGCGGTAGATCTTCACCGTTCCGGGAACGGGCTTGGTGATGACCCGGGTTTCGACCTCGCCACCGCTGGCGTAGGTCTTCACGAGCTGGAACGTCTTGGTCACGCCGTCGCCTTGCCCGATCAGCTGGGCCAGCGCCTGGTAGTCGGTCCAGTCCTTGAAGCGGAAGCCGTAGGCGCGTCCGCGTCGCGCGCGAAAGAAGGCGATGAGGGCGGCCACCTGCTCGCGCTTCTTCAGGCCGTGCGCCACATTCCATTTGCCTCGCGCGGCGGCCCAGTTGGCGTTGCGCCGCTCGTGTCCCGAAACCGTCGTGACGACAGTGGTCGAGTAGCCGGGACCGCCGGACGCCCCGTAGGAGATATCCGGCGGGAACTGAACTTCGTGGAAGGACATGGGTGACTCATATTTGTCTTTATCGTCGCAAATGTGGCGACAAACTTGACTTTCATGGCGACAGAGGCCAGATTTGCAAGGTCAGTCAAGAGGAAAGCCATGACCACCCGCATCAACGCCCGCCTGTCCGGCCCGCTCGCCGACTACGTCGCCCGGATGGTCGGTCCGCAAGGTCTCTATGAGACCCCCAGCGAATATATCCGCGACCTCATCCGCCGCGACATGGAGCGCCGCGCTCTTCATGCCGAACAGGACGCCATTCTCGAAGGCTATACCGACCTCGCTGCGGGCCGCGTCTTCGCCTCAAGCGGCGATTTCGAGACCGACATGAAAACCCTGGCCGAGCGCGAAGCGAACGGCTGGTCGTGACAAACGCCCGTTTTCACCTCACGCGCCGAGCGGCCGGCGACCTCCGCGCCATCCACCGCCATTCTCTCGAAGAGTGGGGAGAGGAGACCGCGCGCGCCTATATGGCGAAGCTCTATGCCGCGATGGCGGCGGTTGCGGAAAGGCCGGAGACAGGACTCCTGCGGCGTCATCGCTCGGCGCCCTTTCGCATGGTTCCCGCGGGGCGGCATTTCGTGGTCTATGACGCAACCGATATCGGCACCGTCATTCTGACCATCCTTCATCAGCGCCGCGACATTGAACGCATCATCGCTGGTTTCACTCCGGATTTTATGGAACAGGTCGCCGCCTTGCGGCGTGACGCAAAATCGAAGCTATAGATTGCGCCGCGCCCGCTCCATGGCGCGGGCGACGTCGGCGGCGATCTGCCCTTGGGCGTAGCGAAAGCTGCCCGCGTCCGGGGTGGAGATGTTCATCACCACGTTCACCGGTGGACGGGTTTCGCGTGCGGCGCCGATGGCGTTGAGCTGAGACCGCGACAGCACCATCTCACCGCGCTGCAGGATCGCGGGCACCTCGTCGGCACGAAGCCCCGCCAGACCGCCCCCGGGGTGAAGGCCCGCAAAACCACCACCATGGAAGCGCGGCGCGCCGGCAAAGGCGAGCGCCGGGACGAGCCGCTGCTGAGCGGGGCCCCCGGCGACGCCGCCTTGGTGGAATATGCCGGCGAACAGCCCACTTGCACCGCCGAACAAGCCGCCGAGCAGTCCTCCGTTTCCTCCGCCGAGCGCATTGGCCAGTGGCCCGAGGATCGCGGAACGAACAGCGATGCGGGTGATGTCTGCGAGGATGCTGTCAGCGAGCGCCTTGAAGTCGATCTTGCCCCCGGTCACGAAGCTGGCGAAGGCATCCTCTGCGCTGCGAAAGGCGCTGGTGAGAGCGCTGCCGAGACCCTTGCCCCAGTCCATCGCCTCGCTGGCATAGCGGGATAGCTCCTCGCGAACCGCCGCCCAGCCGGTTGCTGCCTGTGTGGCCGCCGAAGCCGCTGCCTCCCCGGCGGC